TATAAACTTTAACATTTCTTTTCTATCAAAATCTAACGCTTTGCTAATTTCTCTTCCTTTAGGTAAGAATATTCCATTAGTTTGAGCATAAGCGTTCTTAAAAAGTTCATCTAACTCTTGAATAGTATGGCCTGTATCTTCTGATAAGGGAGTATAAATAGCTCCATAAAGATACTCAAACATATCGTGACTAATTATTTTTGACTCATTACGTACAATTATTTCTACACGCTCTTCATCTTTAAAATTTTCTAATAACCAATGTTCAAATTTTGAAAATTCATCAAAGATTATAGGCAAACAACCATAATGGGACATAGCATCATCGTGATTTATTTGCCCCCACCATTTTATATTATTAAACATTTAATCCTCCAACATATCTAATATATATTGAGCATCCTTTAATTCATTCTCAACCTCTGCCAAAGTACGTTTAACAATTAGTAAATGAGAAAGACAATAATCTTTTGTTTTTTTACTCAAGTTTTTAGACATCATCTTTTCCAGTTTACGCTTTAATATTATTACTTCATCCCTTTTAAACTCAAGATGATTCAATGAATGTTCAACCACTATCCGTGATATAATTTCATCTTCCATTTAGATAATCCCAAAAATCATTTTTCAATCCTAATTGTAAAGTTCGTCTACAATCTTCTGCAAATCTTTCTCTACGAGTATAATCATAGAAGTCAACGTGACCATAATGTTTCATATTAAAATCAGACCATACTCTTGACTTGTTCATAAACATATAATAATCAAAAACGTGGGCCGCTTCGTGAAGGTAAACCCCATCTTCATTTAACCCTGAAATAACTAAAAGTATCTTAGTTGAAAATGTAAACTTTTTTATATAAATATCATATTTATCAGAGTAAGCAAATGCCCAACCATCATAATTTAATTTTTGTACATAATTTACAGATTGTATAGTCTGCTCTGCATAATTAGGTAGAGGCAAAGAAGTACATCCTGCAAATAGTAATACTATTAGTAGTAAATATTTAATCATTTTTGTTTTCCCAAAGGAATAAATATATCCAAATTAATTGGGCCTAAATCTAAAACTATACTAATACTCTTGCACAAAGGTTCAACATCTATAGAAATTCTAAATCCTAAACTCCATTGATATTTTAGATAATTTAAATACACCTCAATATATTTTGAACAGTATCTCATACTATTTCCCTTTCATTAATCCTGAATATGGACACACAAATCTACAATTACAATATTCATTGCACCTTCTACAGTTTCCCTCTCGTTTATCAATATAAATATTCCCTGATTTAAATGCTGAAACCATATTCTTTTGTTCTATATACTCCATACACTTATCAATAGAAGGTAATACTCTCATTGCACTTTTCTTATCTTTTTTACAGATTGCATAAACAGGCCCATTTACAATAACAGTTTGACCATCTATACTCAATTTATTCTGTTGCCATTTTTCTTCTGCTGTACATTCTTTAGGATTAGAATGATATTCCAATCTTTCATTTACAAAGTTTTCTTGCTTTGCAAAATCCCACAATGGTAATTCTTTAGTATAGAAAGTCTGTTGTGGATAATTCGGGTCACGACCTGCATCATAACTTGACCAATCCCACAAAAATATATAAGCTATAAGTTTTTTAACTTCAAATCCCTGTGTACGTTTAGCCCAAGCATATACATTAAGCTGTTCTTCCCACTTCTTTTCTTGGCCGAATACTATTGCCCAAGGTGAACAAGTTTTATAATCTGCTATAATGCCATTTTCTTCATCCCAAATATCAATCTTCAAACTTATGTTTAAAGGACTGTATTCTATTACATCCAGATTCTCCCCTTCAACTTCTTCAGGCAAACCTGCTTCAAGATATTCGTGCCAAGCAATACCTCTGTGCATTTTAAAAAAATCATTTACATCCAGTACAATATCATCCCATTTTCCCAATAACAATTTTCGCACCATCGGGGCATCAATTAGGGATGTTGCACCAATTCTTTCTTCTTTTGGTTTATAGATACCTTTTCTAACTCTATTTACATAAGCATCAGGGTATCCAAGTTTGTTTGTTAAATGCATAATTAATCCTTTTCACAATCACATAATTTTTGTTTGAGAAGTTCTGTACGAGTATAATTTTCTAAATAATCAATATTCAACCAAATTGCATCTGCATCTTCAGGATTCGTTGTCTCAAGTTTATAAATTTCTTCCATAAGATTGTCAAACAACTCTAAAACTTTACTTTTATCAACCATTTTTTCTCCTTTTAGGGACTCGAAATTCTACCAGCACATTCTTCAGCTTCTTTTTGATACTGATAACAATCACAACAAAGCTGTTGACCACCAAACCATTTAATATCATTATAATCAAATTTACCAAAACATAAAGCACATTCAACATCATAGTTTCTTAATGCAAGATAACTTTTTGCAAGTGGATATTCATTTTCCCAATTATACTTGGGATTATATTTTGCAAATCCATAAGATTTATTGGAATACCAAAGACCATCTTCCCATTCTCCAGCAGATTCATTGAAGATTATCCATTTGCCAAAACAATCCATTACAATAAATTTTGAAAATTCGCCTTGTGCATACTTATTTAGCATAGATACCCAAGCAGGATTATACATCCAACCTTTAGGAAATTTACTTAAAATTTCACTGCAAAAGTAAGATGTATCAGACTGATATTTATTTGGTATAGTTACCGATAAAATACCATTATGAATTACACCAACATTATGCCCTGCAATTTTAAATGGATGACAATTATCACCATTTACTCCTCCGTGAGTTGCAATCCTAAAGTGAATAGCAAAATCAGCTTCAGGAAAGTCTCTTTCCATAGCACGAAAAGTACGATAGAATTTACGAAAAGTCATAAAACCTTTGCGTATATACAAAGTTTTATTATGTGACCACATAAATCCTGCACCATCAGGGTTAGAAGTCCAACACTCGTGTAATTTCCTCTTAAAAATAGGTTTGTTTGACGGTTTTAGGATTGCCATACACATCTTTTTTTCGTCTCCATAAATTCTCTAAGGTTTCTTAATTTACTTCTGATAACAAATTCTTTAAAACAATCTAATGTCATTTCTTTCATAGTACAATTTTTACTAAACTCATATAGAGCTTTGCAAAATTCAAGATTTTTCATAAAACTCTTTTCATTCAATGTTCCTCTAAATATCCTAATTTCAACAGTTTTGGGGTCACACATATTTATAGCAGAATGTCTATTCATACCTTCTTTATGCTTTATTTTATGTTGTATTTCATCATTCGTTGTATCTAATGTTGCCCACCTATTTAATCTTGTTTTAGTTCGTTGTGATATTTTTAATATAAACGCAGGATTATTATGAACAAAATACAGTAGTCTTTTTAATTGCATTGTACCAAACATATTTTTTGACAAATGAACGTGCATACCACAACTTGTAGTATTATATGATGTACAATCTTTCCCCTTTAAATACTCCAAAACATCCAAGAAGTACTTTTTATTTTTAGTCCACCATTCCCAAGTAAAGGGATGAGAAACTATTTCAAACCCATCTTCACTTAAACTTCCATCATATTTAGTGTATAAATAATCTGGCAATTCTTTAATAATAGAAGAAGTCTCAATTATACCAGCAGACTCAACCTCTAACTCAAAACCAAAATATAATTGTGGTAAGGAATAAAGCCCTTTTGTCTCCCCAATAAAATACGGTTTTGGTTTATATGAATAATCTCTAATTGATTTTATATTTTCTCTGCATATTTTGCATATTTTCCTGTTTAAATAAGAAATAAGTTCTTCACCTTCAACAAAATGAGAGTCACAATCATCACATTTAGCAAATTTAGCTGAACATTTTTTACATCCAGAAAAATTATGCCATTTTCCGTTTTTCTTATAACTAAACTCATCAAGGTCATATATAAAAACTATATCTCCGCAACCTTTACATTTAGTATATACTCTTTTTTTACAAGATTTACAGTAATGATAATCGTATCCTTCAGCTTTTTCTAATCCACTAAAAAATCGTTCTCCACAATGATTACAAACTTTATATTCTAATTTACAACAACAACTATCACAAACAAAAACTTTTGTTCCATTTTCCTCATTAATAACATATCTATTAAAAGTAACTTCTCCGCAAACGTCACAATTTTTTAAATCATTTGCACAATCTTGACAATATATATAATCGTTATATTGTATAGGTACTGAAGTTCTAACACCACAACGCCTACATCTAAATACTGGTTTATCTGTAGATTCTTTTTTGACACATTCTCCATCTTGAGAATTAAGAATACCTCCTATAAAGTGTTGATACTCAAGTTCTACTGGAGAATGTGTCCAAGTACAATCACCAACTACATATTTATAAAAATTATTATTTTCAGGCATAGATTAATTCCCCCAATGATTTTAATGCAGGGTACTTTGTCTTATTTTTTCTTATAAATTTTAAGAAGTCTTTTTCATCTGTTTTATTTGTTGAAGTTTTACCACAAAAGTCAAAAGCCGCCTTTACAAAAGATATTTTAAAATCAAACTCTTCAAAGTCTGTTGTACTTCCAAAAACTCTTATTTCAACAGTATCATAATTATTTAAATTCACAGCCCTATATTTCCCGTCGTGTCCCCCTTTACATAAATTATCAATATCTTCTGGAAAATCTAATTTTGCCCATTCGTCTAAACTACTTTCATATTTTCTACCTGATATTGAAAAAATAAATTCAGGATTATTATAAAATAGCAATAGTAAATTTCTTAATCTTTTTGTACTAAAAGCACGTTTAGATAGATGAACGTGCATACCACAATTACATTTTGCCTCAAAATCATACGCTTGTACTTTTTTAAAGTATTCTTTAAATAGATTTTTATTTTCCATATACCAATTCCACGTAAAGGGATGCGTAACAGTTTCACAACCACTATCTAAACTAGCATCTTCTTTTAAATAGAAAAAGTCACTAATATAATTTGATAAACTTTCAATACATCCTTCTTCTAATTCTATTTCAGTCCCAAAATACAACTTAGTTCGTTTATCTTTTGTGGATTTATGAAAGCATAAATCTGGCTGATAGTCTGAATCGTGTAAAAGTTCACAAGGACAACAACCATCACAATAATAATCATCATTATATTCTATTACATCATCCCAAGAAATTACCTCCCCACATTCATAACATTTTGTAAAAAGTTCTGAAAAACACTCTTCACAATAATAATCATAATTATATTCCCTTGCATCATATTTTTTTATATCTTCTCCACAATTACGACAACTTGTTATATATCTATCATAACAATTATCACAATAAATTTCACCACTAAAATAATGTGAATTGTCTGTGAGTATTTGTTTACTACATTTTTCGCAAGAAGAAACATTATCCGAGAAACAGTCAGGACACATAAAATCCCCTTCTACAATCTCTATTTCATCTTCTGCTATTTCATTTCCACACCAAACACATTTTACTAATTTTTCTGACATATATTACTCCCATAAATCTGAAAGTCTTTTTATTTTGTTTTATATACCTCTATATCAATAGGGCCAAAAGCAATATAGTATCCACCATTTTTATAATGAACAAAACACATATATTTCCATCGTTTTTTTATCCATTCAATAATTATCACTTTTATCCCCTTATCTCTATTAATCTTTTTTTATGTTTATTGTGAACAGCTTTCAAACATAAACTTCTTTTGGGGGGTTTTATAACCATTGAATTAAGTTTACTTTTTGCAGTACCTTCTTTTGTTGCCTGTTCATCTACAGTATCCCAAGTTTTATACATAATAACCCCTTTAAATTTTATTTTTCCCCTTTTGATAATACATAATAATTATACAGTATTTTAGACCGCCCTTGCCTATCAACAATACGTTTATGTTTGAAAGCATATAAATCGTTTTGTGTCCAAGCAGGACGTTTTAAACTTTCTGATTCATTAAAATTAATCATTATAAATTACCCTTTTAAACTTATTTTAACAATCTTCATCACTTATATTACTGATTGACTGATATGCTTCTAATCCTTGAAAAATCCATTCTGTAAAATCCATATTTTTACAAGGCTCATACTCATAACCCCCACAATTTATTTCGTGTTCAATATACTTATTAAGATAATCAGCCAATTCTTTGTTCATTTTTAATCTCCAAAAGTTTTAATTATTCGTTGGTCTAATATATCCCAAATACTTTCGCCATATCTGTTATAAGTCTCAACCCCTATATGATAATTATCTGATAAAAACTGTAAATCAATACTGTTCAAAGCAATAACTGTAACATAGTCAAACTCCAAATAATAGACTGTCTACAAAGTTCTCTAATTCCCTTACAGTGATTTTGTTTTCCTCTTGCAATTCAATTAATGCAAGTGTAACCCATTCTATACCCTGCTCCGTCGGGGCATCATTCTCTTGCCAAAACTCTTCCAGCCATTTGTCTTGTTCATTGTCCATTGTCATACCCCTTTTGTTTTATTCTGTTTGTGCATTTTATAATGGTCAACCACATCAGTTATAAAACTAACAATAAAAACTATTGCCCCTATCCAAAAGGCTATACAAACAGCAACTAACATACTAATTAGGGTAAATATAATAAAATACTGCATTTTCAAACCCCTTATAAATATATAATTGCGGGGTAGTTTTTTCTTTTTGATAGCGGACTACCCAAACCGCCCAATTTATAATAACAGAAAAGGCATCCTTGCCTTATATCCGTCCTTAGCCTACAGTGTTACGCTGGGCTATATTGGCCGGATTGACGTTCAAAGCAAACATATTGCCCGAAGTGTTGCCGGTCTTTTTCTTGCCGCTAAATGGTGCTTTGACATACTCATTCAAAGCGTCTGTGATTGACGTCACAATCAAGTCAACGTCTTTTTGGCCGTATTCGTACAAACTTTTGTTTGAGCATTGGCCGATTAAGCGAATTGCCGTAAGAGCTTTTTTAACTCTTGCGTCCGCTAATCTTTCAAACTTTGCTCTTTTTGTTTCATCTGTCATTTTGTACCCCTTTAAAAATTGATAAAATGTTCAGTTCCACTATTGCAAGTATACACTATTTTTTCGGTTTGTCAAGTAAAATATCAGTAAATAAGTAAAATAGTTTTATAGGACTATTGCTTTATTCTTTTAATTCTGTACAGTCAAACAATAACACATCATCAGCTTGTGAAAATACGCATTTATGTATATTACAAACAGTTACTTGTTCAATTAGTTTACTTATGGTTTTAGCAATATCAATACAAATAACATCTATTTGTTGCAAAAACTGCTCATCAGTAATAAATCGCTTGTTCATTGCCGCCACAATATAATCGGTAGTAATAAGGGGCATTGTATTATCAAGCTGTCTTATTTCAATAGACAATTTTGTTCTGCTCATATTAAAACCCCTTCAATTGTTTGTTGTTTCTCTATATAGTATAGCATATTCCGTCAAAATGTCAAGTAAAATATCAGGTCAAACCCCTCCACTTGTTTTTACAATAACACTATTATTTTTCAGGGGACAATTATCAGGGAATACAGCTTTTAACTCCGAGCCTATTCTATCTTTTTCAGGCTCATAATCAGGGTTAGGAATATATTTTGGACAATCCACATTTTTATTTAAAAGACATCCTCTCTCTTCATCATAAAACATTTCCATAAATATACAACGATGCGGATGTTTGACTAAAAAAGTTCTCATTTTAAACCCCTTTAATTGTTTGTTGTTTCTCCATATAGTATAACATATTCCGTCAAAATGTCAAGTAAAAAGTTTAGATTTATTCACTTTTTGTTCACTTTTTATCACTTTTACTCAAAATTGTGGTTTACGTCCTATATTCATTATAACCTGTAATTGCTATAATCAATACAATCATCACAAAGGCGGCTGAATCCCAGATTGCCTTCTCACTGATATATAATATAGAAGATACTATCAGGGATATATACTGTTGCGGTTAGAGAAATATAGAGATGGCTATCAACAGCCTCTATCTATCCCATTACCCCGCGTACACATCAAAGCATAGCAATATAACACCAAAACGCCAGTGTAATTAATCGTTTAAATTCGTGCCGGTTTGTATTGACAGCTTTGCAATATAGCCAATACTCTTTTATCCCCTGATATATAGTCTCTTGCCCTGCTTTGATTTTGGCCCATATTGCCTTGCGTTCGTATTTTAACAAGTTCATTATCTGTTCCTTAGTAATACTACTATACAAAGTATAAGCAATAACTGTAACATTGTCAAACCCCGTATAATAGACTATCTGTTAAATTCTCAAACTCTTTTAGACTAATTTTGTTTGTGTCCTGCAATTCTGCCAACACACCTATAACCCAGTCCGCATTGTGCCCTATCTGAACATTAGTGTACTTTAAGAAACCTTCCAGCCATTTGTCTTGTTCGTTATCCATTGTCATACCCCTTATTAAGCAAAATACTTATCTGCTAAAATTCTGCATAATTCACGCAATGCTAAATTGGCTGATTCATACATTTTTGTTTCAATTCTGCGAGTACCATCCTTATTACTTGCATAAGCATAATACTTTCCATTTTCATATCGCACTGTGATGATTGTTGTTTCCATAATCATACCCCTTATTAAATTGTTAACCGTTCTACCATAAGTATAATACATATCGACACAATGTCAAGTAGAATTAATAAATAAATTAAAAGATTATCAGGGATACAGTACCGATTGTAGGGAATAAACTAAGAGGGGGTGGTAGCAGCATTTAAAAGGAACTTCGTAGGGGTCTAATGGCAGGAAAAATTTTTATAATATTTTTTCCAAAACCCTTACTGTTGCCTCCCACTGCTTTAAAGACTCTTTCTTTCTATTTGTGGGAATGAGATAAACTAATTTATTTAGAAATAAATGTATAGCTTCGTGTTTAGCGTGAAATCTTGGCCCTTCATCAACTAATGAATCACATTGTTCTAATTTCAAATTATATGTTGAGGTAGCTGTTTTAATACTTTCATCAATATAAATATTTGCAAATGCTCCCTCAATTTCTTCGTGAAAGAAGTAAACCTTATAATCATTACAATTTAATTTGGTTTGCCATTTTACAAACTCTTTTTTGAATATTTCAAACTGTTTTTTAGAAGTCCTCATAAATAGCCTCTTTTTTAATTCTAAGCCTCTAAATTTTAAAATAGGTACTATGGGTCATAATTTCTGAGTTCGTCGATTCTATGTCCAAAAAACATTGATTAAGTGGGGGTTTATGCCTTGGAAATATACGGTCTATACTTAAAAAGAGGGCATCCTGAGTCAGAGCAGTTTTTAACCTCACTTCTGTCATAACCTACACATTCCAAACAAAAGGCTTTTATACCTGCTTTCATACTCTTTCCGCGCATAGCTTTATTATAATTCCGTTGGTAACTTTTAGGTATTTCAGTTCTCATTTTCATTCTCCATAATTTCTACATTTACAGGAGTTAAACAGTTAGAACAAATTAAATCTTTAAATTTTAAATATTTACGAAATTCAGGTTTACTATTCATAACAATACAATAATCTAAAAAATCTTCAGTAGTCTCAAAAGAATCATTGCAACCGGAACAAGTTATTCTTACTTTTCTTTTCATTCCAAATGCTCCTTATACTTCTCTAATCTCATTTCAAACTCCAAAGTCCTCAATGCTTCAAAAAGGTCGTGATAAGTCCAACTTTTATCATCCGCAAATTTTATAAGTAAGTCCTCTAATTCCTTAAGTTCATATTCATAGAGTTCCATTTTTCTCCTTTATCTCTTTTAATAGTGCTTCATTCTCCATCAGAGTTTTACAAGCATTTTCTTTGCCTTGGCCCAACTTTACTTTACCATAGGAAAACCAAGACCCATTTCTATCAATTATGCCGTTTTTAACAGATACATCAATTAAATCTCCTATGAAGTCTATTCCAGTTGCAAAGTAAACATCAAATTCTGATTCTTTAAATGGGGGAGCAATCTTATTTTTAACTACTCTTGCTCTTATATGTATTCCGGTTGTATCTTCTTTAGTTTTTATATTAGATACACGACGCATATCAATTCTAAGAGAGCTAAAGAACTTTAAAGCTCGGCCTCCAGAGGTAGTTTCAGGACTGCCAAACATAACCCCAATTTTCATTCGTATTTGGTTTATAAAAATTAGTGATACTTTATACTTATTTAGACAAGAATGTAGTTTTCTCATTGCTTGTGACATTAAACGAGCTTGTAAACCAATATGAGCATCACCCATTTCCCCCTCTAATTCAGCCATAGGGGTTAAAGCAGACACAGAATCCACTACAATTACTCGTATTTCTCCTGATTTTACTAAAGTCTCAACAATATCAAGAGCTTGTTCTCCACTGTCAGGTTGGGATATTAAAAGATTATCAACATTTACACCCAAAGTTTTAGCCCACTCAATATTAAGAGCGTGTTCAGCATCTATAAAAGCTACATTATACCCCTCTTTTTGAGCTTGAGCTATAATATTTAATGACAGAGTTGTTTTCCCGGAAGATTCAGAACCGTATAATTCTATAATACGACCAAATGGAATACAACCACCAATAGCTTCATCAAGGGAATATAATCCAGTTGATATACCTTCTACTTTGGTCACAGTTTTCCCATCCATTTTAAATATTGAACCATCACCATATTGTTTTGAGATAGATTTTATTAGGTCATTTAGACTCATTTTTAATCCTCTCATATCTTTTCTTCCAATATTTTCCTTCTTTTTCTTTCTCTTTTCTAACAATAACACTATCACCTTGCTCTTTAGTATAATCCTCCAATATCTTGGACAAACAACAATTTTTAAATTTTAATCCTGAACCACAAGGGCATTTGTAATTTCTTACTCGTCCATACATTATTTAATATCTCCATAAGACTTTGAGAATTTTATGTCAACAACTTCAGGAACACATAATTCCATACAATTTTCCATTCTATTCTTTATAATAGGAATAGCCTCATTTGTGTAAGTATCATTTATTTCCATAACAATCTCATCGTGAACGGGAAGTAATAGCTTTAATTCCCATTCAGGATAAAAGAACTTTAACTTTTGACAAGAAGAACAAGCTAATTTCATTTCATCAGCAGCTAAACCTTGAATTAAAAAATTGAAGCCCTGACGATAACTTTTGGGAATAGTTTTGTTTAATCTCCTGCGACGACCATTTTTATTCTTTACATACCCACTCCTTTTTAAAAAACTTGCACATAAATCTATGGAATCCCTTACTTTAGGATAAAGGTTTAAAAATCCATCAATCCATTCTTGAGCTAAATCCTCACTTATATTCATATCTTTAGCCATACCATAAGCAGTCTTTCCATAAATTAGTGGAAATACTACTCCATTTTTTAGCTTATCTCTTTCCTGTTTAAATTGAGTTTTATACTTTTTGTTATCAGGATGAGAAGTATATAGAGCTTCATCAGGGATACCAAGTTGTAAACAAGAGTTTGTAACAGATAAATGAATATCTTTATCATTTTTAAAAGCTTCAATTAAAGCAGGGTCTTGTGAAACTTCTGCTAAACCTCTCAGTTCTTGTCCTGAATAATCACACACAATCAAAGTTTTACCTTTAGGAGCAATAAATATATCCCTATAATTTACAGGCAAGGATGTTTTTAAAGGATTAGGAAGATTCTCAAGATTAGGATTACTTGCACTTAATCTTCCTGTTACTGTTCCAGCAGCATTTAGGTCACACCTAATTCTATCATCTTCATCAATGAAATTCTCAACAGTAAGTAAATAAGAAGTATAAAGTTTTTCTAAACTGGTATATTCATCATATAAGTCAATAAATTTATGCTGACCACTTAATCTCCTGATAGTTTCTTTTCCAACACTTTTTTGACCTTTAGGAAATCTTTTAGATGGTTTAGTCATTTCAGTTATTTTAAGTCCAAGTTCTTCAATAACATTAACCATTTGAGGTGTACTATTAAAATTAATTGTTGGTATTACTTCATAACTTCCATCAATTAATGTTTGTGTAGTAAATGGAATATTAGCTGATTCACAAAGTTGTTTCTTTTTTTCTACCAAAAGTTCAGCTACAAAGTCTCGCATTTTAAATGCTTTTTCTTTGTCCACTAAAAATCCATTGATAGACATTTCTGCTATAACTTTTTGAAATGGCATTTCAATTTCATAAAATAAATAATCCATTCCTTGTTTTTCAATTAAAGGCTTTTCTACTTCATATAGTTGATAAGCCCAAATTGAATCATTCATTGCATAATTATAAAAAGTTTCTGAATTTGAACCATATTTTATAGCTTCTTCATAAGTTAAAATGTCTGAATCAGGTATATTTAAAATTCGTTTAGCTAAATCTTTTAGACCTCGTTCCTTGTTTTCATTTAAAATCCAAGCCCCAATCATAGTATCAAATATATTTGGAATACTAAGATAATCAACCTTCATTTTTTGCAAAACTTTTAAATCAAAAGAAGCATTATGCATTATAAGTTCAGAGCAACTATTTATCAAACTCGATAAAGTTTTACTATAAGATGGTTTCCAAGAAATATAACAAGTTCTTTTACCATCACAAAGTGAAAATCCCTCTGGTTGTAACTTATACCAGTTTAAATCTGTAGCTTCAGTATCTAAAGATAGTGGAGACATATAAGCAAAGTCTTTACACCAAGATTCCAATTGAACTAAAGATTTAATTACTTCACGTTGCATAATTCCTCCAGATTGTGAACATCATCAAGGGCTGCATCAATAAAAGTCTTACTTGTCTCAGGAGCATCCATACCTGCCATAAATAATTTGTAAGTTATATTTAACAATAAATCTTGAATTTCTTCTTTGTTACTCATTACCATTTCTCCTTAATTTCAAAATCTTTTTCTTCACCTTCAAAATCTTCTAAACTCCACGTATTATGCAAAGAATCCCGTGTTTCTCGTGATAATTTTTTAATACATTTAAACCTCTGGTAAGATTCAGGGAAATTCTTTTCAAAAGTTTTTAATCGGTTAAAAACTGCTTTTTCAGTTATTCCAAGTATTTGAGCCGCAGCCTTTTGTGTTAGACCCTGACCCAATGGGCCGGGTGTTATCAGGGTGAGCAACTCCAAGGTTTTTTTAGACACAGCTTTGTTATTTGAGTCTTTCATACACCTTTCCTTTCTCATTATATTATAACACATTTATTGAGGAAAGTCAAGAGAAAAATGAAAATTTTAGTAAAATAGTTTTATAGGACGTAAAATAGTTCATTAATCAGTATATTCGTTATAATCGTTACATTTATAACTCTAAAAATAGATTGTTTAAAAAAATTTTAAAAATTCTTGAAAATCTTTCAAAATAACCCCTAAAAACTGCTGTTTTACTACGTTTATAATAGGGGGGGTGAGTCAGGGACGACGAACATCATTAACAAGTTAATACAGGGATGGTCAGTAAAAGAGATTGACCTTCATATCAGGGTATCCATCCCCTGATAAGGTTGTTAAACTAATAAGTAACATAGTAGTTTTACGAGTCAGGATGGCGAGTAGTACAAGAGAGTTTATGAATATTAAAATCTTGTTGACAGAATGTTTGAAAGGCACTTATGAAAGCCGTCGAACCGCAAGATTTGGGAGTAAGGATGGGCAGTTTGGAATGGTAAAACCGTTCGCTGCCTATCCTGCTTATTTTACCTATGAAAAGAAAGTGTAAACATTGTGGCAAAGCAAAAGAAACCAGTGATTTCTGGCGACGAGAAGATAGAGATAGCTACTACGCTTGGTGTATCTCCTGCTGCAAACGAGAAGGAAGAGAACAAATCCCTAAAGAAGTACCGAGAATACAATAAAGATTTTGCTTCTGCTGCCAAGTTATTAACGGCGGCTGGAGCAACTCAAAAGGGATTGGCTCAATTTTTTGGTGTAACACGAGCCATAATTCGTGGTTGGAAAAAGAAACATCCTGAATTTAAAGAAGCATTAAATAAAGGGAAAGAAGAAACAAAAATTACTCTTGCTTTTGAAGGTTTGAAAAGAGCTATTGGTTATGATTATGAAGAATACTGTGAAAAACCAATAAGAACAAAAGATGCAGAGGGAAATATAACTTATGTAAACCATAGGTACACTTATTCAAAACATCAACCCGGTGACCCAAAATTATTGATGTTTATGCTTGAATGTCTTGACCGTATGTTAGGTAATAATGATTGGAAAAATTCTCAAAGATTTGAAATTGAAACTAAAAATGTTGCTCCCTTGAAGCTTGAACAAGCTCAGGCTGACCAAATTGCACAATTAACTGGTAGGTTAAGAAAATTTGTTGAATCAAAGGAATTGACGTGAAAAAGTTAATAGTTGTAAGTATTATATTTTGTTTAATTTTATTTGGTTATAGTACGTTACCTGACGCTGTTGATGAGGTTTATGATTCAGTAGTGCATATATCAATGTATGAAGATGGTATGTTGATTAGTGAGGGTTCTGGAGTAATTGTTGATACAGGTGTAGTATTAACGGCAAAGCACGTATTAGTTTCTGAAGAGTTAAAAGGATTAATAAGTTTTGATATTACTTTTTCTAATGGGGAAACTTGTCTTATTGATTCCTATTATGTTGACCCTTGTGATGATTACGGATTTTCAAAATTTACTTGTGATAGAGAATATAAGATTGCAAAAATTGGAGATTCAAATGAATTAGAATTAGGAGATTCAGTTTTTATTATAGGTTCTCCTTTAGGATTACAAAATTTTAATTCTGTAACTCACGGTATAATTTCAGGATTTGATAGACTTAATGAGAATTTAATTCAAACTGATTCACCAATTGCTCCCGGAAATTCTGGTGGGCCTATGTTTAATATTAAAGGTGAAGTTGTTGGAATAGTTGTTAAAGGTTTTATTTATTATGATGGTTTAGGTTATTGTATTCCCTCAAATAATATTGATTTTAATATTTCAAATAAATTATTTGTGGCAATAAATGAATATTAATTTTGACAATATCTTTACTGCTGAGGATTTCTTTAATATCATTCCCACTGATATTGTAGAGAATCTTGCTTTTAGAAAAGAACTACATAGTATTTTGGAAAATGATGAAGGATTACAAGATATATTTTTAAGTATGTGTTTACAAGACCCTGCAATAGCTTTTAATACAATGTTTTGGACGTATGACCCTCGTAGACCAGATGGTTCACAACATCAATTATTTATTTTACGACCCAAACAAATACCAGTTGTTAGGTCAATTAAAGAACATATTTATAATAAAAGAGATTTATTAGTAAAGAAAAGTCGTGATGAGGGGGCAACTGAATTATTCTGTAAAGTAATTGCTTTTTTGATTAGTATAGTACCTGATTTATATTTTTTAATGGGTTCAAAAGCTGAGGCTTTAGTAGATGATGCTTCAATTGAAATAAAAGATGGAGTATTAGTTGGCCCTCATAAAGCTTTATTTCATAAGGTTTTATATACATTATCAAAGTATCCTCCTTGGTTATTTAAACGCTGTCAAATTGATAAATGGACAAGAAAATTTAAATCTTTATATAATCCATTTTTAAATTCTACTATAGAAGGAGAGGCAACCACTCGTACATTTGGTGTTCAGAATAGAGCTACTGCTGTTTTTATTGACGAGTTTGCTCAAATTGAACCACCTATAGCAATAGATTTAAAAGATAATATTCACGATGTTTCTGATGTTTGTATTTATAATTCTACACACGGCCCTTGGGGGAGTGGGCATCCATACGCAAAACTTTTGACAGAGGGAAACATTGATATTGTAGAATTGGATTGGTTGGAGAATCCTGAAAAAATAAAGGGACTTTATAAAAGCCCTGATAGAGATATTATTGAAATAGTTGATATTAATTATTATAGAAATAAATGGCCTGAAGTTTTCAATAAAATTGAAGCAAATGTTCAATTTAAATTAAGTCAGTTAGAACCTATATTTTCATTGAATAAAGATATAAGATTTGTTGCTGATGGTGGAGCAGGTTCTTTTGGGCAACCTCGAAGTCCTTGGCTTGACCACGAAATACTTGATAGGGGTAGAACTAAAACTTATGTTGCCAGATATATTTTTCAAATTCCTTCAGCTTCAGCAGACCAAGTATTTGATAATGAGTCTTTGCAACTAATAAAAGAAAAGTTTATAAGGGATGCTGATTATTCAGGTGAAGTTTTATTTGATTCAATAAAGATTAATGAAAAGTTAAGTATAAAAAATGTTAAATTTACTTACGGAGGAAGTAAAAGTAGATTAAAATGGTGGGGTCAATTACCAAATTTAAGACCTGACCAAAATCATAACTATATAATTTCCGTTGATATTTCACGAGGTAGAGGAGCTTCCAACTCTGTAATACAAATAATTGATATTAATAAAAGAGAGCAAGTTGGAGAATGGTGTGACCCTTATATTGATGTTACTGACCTTGCTGAACAAGTATTAGCTATATGTCAATGGGTTGGTGGAGCTTCTAAACTTCCTTTTCTTATTTGGGAAGCAAATGGGCCGGGGGAAACTTTTGAGAGTAGAATAAGAAAATATGGTTATTCTAAAATATATATACGTAAGAGTGTAGGTAAACGTCATAATACTACCCTTGATTCTTATGGTTGGCATAGTTCTTCTGGAAGAAATGGGACTAAAATGATAATGCTTTATCAACTTGATGGAGCATTAATAGAGTCTTTAAAAGAAGTTAAAAAGCATAATTATATAATTATTCATAGTATTTGGTTACTTAATGAGCTTAGTGATTATTGCTTTGGAGAGAGTAGAGAGGATGCAAATATATCAACTGCTGTTGATGAGAGTACAGGGGCTAAAATGAGTCACGGAGATAGAGTTATTCCTATTGGAATGGCTTGTATTGCTATGACAGAAAAGAAAGGCTCAGTAGAGAGTTTAGCTGCTAATCCTCCTTTTAATTCTTTAGCTTGGAGACGAAGATTACACTCTGATAATATTAGAAAAAAAGATGAATGGTCAGACAATAAACATAAACAAGGGGTAGCTAAATGGCTAAGTTAACTGATACGAATACTGAAAATACTTTAGTAACTGCTATACACGATTCTATTGACGACCACAATATAATTGTAAAACCTTGTTTAGAAAAATTTCACGAAATTTTAAATGAGTATTCTAATGGTTGGTACTCAAATGCTCCAAGAACTCGTAGACCATTTAATATGGTTTCAAGAGCAGTAGATTTATTTTTACCTATATTAGCTTCAGCTAATCCTAAGTCTATGGTTAGAGCAAGATTATTACAATTAAAACCTTATGCTGAGTTAATTCGTCTTACATTAAATCATTTATCTGAGGAAATAAAACTTGGTGAAACTTTAAGACAAGCTGCATTTTATGCACTTATGTATATGGGAGTTGTAAAAACTGGAATATCTTCTGGAGGTCTTAGAGTTGAAGATGCTTTTGGTTATTTACACGATGCAGGTCAAATATTTTGTGATGTAGTAAATCCTGAAGATTATTTCTTTGATGTATCTGCTCGTAGGGATGATGAAATGGATTTTGAGGGAGATTGGTATTTTCTTCCTTACGAGTATATTGCTGAGTCTGGTCTTTATGAAAATTTTGAGAATTTACACCAAACTACAACCACAGCTATTAAAAATTCAGGCAAAGAAATTACTACTGGTAATCAATTAAAAAATATGCACACAATTAAGCCTTATGTTAGAGTGGCTGATGTGTGGATTCCAGCAGAAAATATGGTAATGACTATACCAATGAAGGGTCAAGGAACTAAACCATTAAGAATTTCTGAATATAATGGAAGTGAACTTGGGCCGTACACTAAATTAAGATTTGGTACATTTGCTGAAAGTATAATTCCAGTTCCACCTATTTATGTGGGATTAGATTTACACTATCTGATAAATGTAGTTGCTCGTAAAATGGCTCGACAAGCTAATCGTGAAAAAGTTGTTCTTGCTTGGGAAGGTCAGGCTGAAGATGATGTAACAAATATTAAATCTACTTCTGATGGTGGGGACGTTAGAGTTGAAAATATTGATGCAATGAAAGAAGTAAAGTATGGTGGAGTTACAGATGATTCTTATAAGTGGCTTACTCTTCTTGAACAAAAATGGAGTGAGCAATTAAGAAATGCTAATCTTCTTGGTGGAGTAAAGAGTGAAGCTGAAACATTAGGTCAAGAACAAATGCTTTTAGCTAATGCAAGTGCTGCTATTGATGATATGGTAAATGCCAATCATTTATTTATAAAAGAAATATTTAAGAAATTTTCATTTTATACATTAACTGACCCCGGTTTAGATGTAACTGTTTCTAAAAGATTTCCTGACCTTGCTGAATTAGAAGTAAGAGTTACTAAAGATAGTATTGAAAATGATTTTTGGCAATATAATATTGATGTTGAACCATATTCAATGCAAAGGATGAATCCTACTATTCGTATGAGAAGGATTATGGAACTTGTAAATGGACTTATTCTTCCAACTCTTCAATATGCTGCACAACAAGGAGCAGTACTTGATGTTGTTGCTCTTGTAAAACAAGTTGGACGAGACTTAGATTTGACTGATTCTGAAATAGATGAAATTTATCGTTCAGTTATAAAACCTTCTGATTCAAATTTAGGCCCATACGCTCCTATGAAATCAAGTGCTGTTGGAGACCAACAGGGGGCTTCAGGGGCAAGTAGAGAACTTAATTCTATACAACAACAGAATAGAGATGGTGGTAAACCCTCTCCTCCTAATAGTAATAATATGTAGGTGATTTATGCCAAATCCTAATAAGAATGAATCTAAAAAACAATTTATAGCAAGATTTATGGCTTCTTCAGAAGCTAAAAGAGATTATCCAGATGTTGCTCAAAGAGTAGCAGTTGCTTATTCAAAATGGAGAAGGAAAGGTAAATAATGGCTAAAATAAATTTAAAAATAAAATATAAAAAGAATGGAAAAGATTCTATTGGTAGACAAGAATATCCCTCTATATATTTAAGTGATGTAGAGTTGCCTTTAACTAAGGCTGGAATAGGTAAACTTGTGAAAGCAAAAGTAACTCTTAAATTTACTGGTTATAGAGAAGATAATTCAACTGATAAAAATCACGTTAGTTATGATTTTGCTATTCACGATATTGAGTTTGAAGATAGTGCAGTAAACGCTGTTAAATCAATTATGAATAAGAGGAATAAATAATGGCTACAGCAAAAATTGGAATAAATATTGATTTATCAGATTTAGGTGGTGGGATTCAACCACGAAAACATATTTGGGAAGATTCTACTGCTCCTGAAACGGCGGTTCATATTCCATCTATGCAACAGGAAACAGCAGATGTGGCTGAAGTTGTTCCTATTGGTTCTATTGATGATGTTGATGGGATTTGGATTCGGGCCATTGAAAATGATGTTTTAGTTGATACAAGTTTTGTTTCTACATTTAATTCAGAAATAATTATTAAAGAGGGAACAAGTCAATTTTTCTGCCCCTCTGGTACTGTTTATTTTAAAAATAGTGTAGCTGCTGAACTAGTAACAATTGAATTAATCTGTTATGGTGAACAAGATTAATGACCAAGAAAGAATTAAAATTTCAGTTAGTTGATTTAATACAACTTATTAATTCAGATTGTAAAGATATTTCTATAACTGATGATTTTGAGGATGTTTTTGAAACTTTAAGATTATACTTTATTTATTTAAGTTTTGATAATTTGTGTTTAAAAGAAGAAATTTATAAATTAACAAAGGGTGAATAAAGATAGGCAGGTGATTAAAATTCCTCAATACGGATACAAATGTGATAAGTGTGATAAGGAAGTAATTGAAGATAGATTTATTAAAGATAGAAAGATAGAAAAAGTATGTGATTGTGGTGGAATTTTTAAGAGAGACTTTCAGCTTGAGCATAGAGGTTTTATGCAATACGGTGGGGACAAAGGGTATTGGTCAATGCAACTCGGCCCCGGCCCAAATCCTGACCAAATTGCTGAAGAACGTGCTGCTCATCCTGATAGAGAAATAGATAATAATGGCCGTGTTTTTGTTAAAGGTCTTTCACATCAAAAACGTTTGTTAAAAGAACTTGGTATGGTTGACTTAAGTTAAATTTTATCTACCCACTTGGAAGCTAAATTTAAGGAAAAGAAAATGTCTGACGAAGTAAAAGAAAATGTTGAGAATGTAAATGATGATGCCAAAGTCTTAAAAGAGGCTGAGGAAAAGATTGCTGAAAATGAGAAAAAAGCTGTAGATAGTGTACAGGATATTATGGATGAAATGAGAGAACGAGATTTACCAGAGACAGAAGTAGTTGAGGATAAAACGGAAGAAGTTGAAGATGTTGAGACTGATGAAGATTCTGATACAACTGAGGAGGTTGATGAAGAAGATTCCAAAGTTGAGGATGAAGAGTCTACCAAAAAGGTTGAAGCATTAAAACTACCCAATCGTTTGATTCAAGCTGCTAAACGAAATCATCTTACAGATGATGAGATTCTGTATCTTGGGGATAACGCTGAGAAGGTTCTTGCAAAATTGGCGGATAGGCTTGATGCTGTGTCTGCTGAGTTAGGGGAACGTGGACGAAAGCGTAGAGAAGAATTGCTCAAACAAAATGAGGAAAAAACTGAGAAGGTAATTCCTACCTTGGAATTTTCCAATGAGCAAATTGAGGACAATCCTGAATTGAAGAAAGTACAGGAAGCTATTGATTTTTTGCTGAATGAGAATAAGCAATTAAAAGAGGAATACCTTGCAAAAGAAAGAGAACAATCTACTCTTACTGCAAAGGAACTTGATGCTAAGATTGATTCCTTTTTTGATTCCAAAATCACTGACTACCCTGAACTTGGTAATTCAAAAGAATTGTCAAAAGCAGAACTTACTAATCGCTTGAATATTTGGGAACAAGCAGATAATATCAAATTTGGTGCTGAATTTAAAGGTGATAAAATGTCTGTTGAAGAAGCTCTTGATTTTGCTTTTTCAATATATGAAAGTAAGAATCCTGCTAAAGTTAAGGATAAGTTAGTAAAAGAAGCAAAAGACCGTGAAAAACAATTAATTGGCCGTCCTAATTCTAAAAAGATGAAACAGCCTAAAGTATCTGATGAAAAGGCTGTTAAAGCAGTTCAAGATGTTATGAACTCTCGTGCAGAACAAGGATGGTAATAGAAAGGTTTAAATATGAGTGTGGATAGTGGAAAAACTGTTGAGGAGCTTTTGGATTTAATCAATGCTGCTCTTCCGTATTTTGAGAAACTTAAATTCTCTTATCCTCAGAAATATACTGACCATCCTATTTTAAATAGGGTGCTTTCAAGTAATGCAATGAAATCTCATTCTGGTAAAAGCATAGAATGGAGAGTAGTTGTTGATGATGGTGGAGAAGCTAAGTCAACTCGTTTGTACGCAACTAAAGAGTACAATAAAACTGATAAGCTTAAAAAGGCTACTGCTCCGTGGGCTTCAATTACTACAGAGTGGATAATGGATAGACGTGAACCTCTTATGAGTGCTGATGCTGAACAGATTGTTGATTTGATGAAAGTTGAGAGAGCAACTTGTGAAGCACGTATGGCTAATAAGTTTGAGGAATATTGTTGGCAGACTATTACTTCTGAAGATGATGAGTTTGGCTCATTCAGAGGTATTCCTTATTATATTTCTAAAGGTGCTTCAAGTGGATTTACTGGTAAGTCCACAGTTGATAGAAGTGCAAATACTATAACTTCAGTTGCAGGTCTTAATGCAAATACGTATGAGCGTTGGGCTAATTACTTTGATACTTATACAGATTTTGATGGTTATGATGCAATTGCAGACCTTGAGCCTATGTTTGCTGCTATGTTTAAAGCGTGGATGAGTATTCGTTTCAAAGCTCCTCGCACGGCTCAGGATTTAGAGCCATTGAATCCTCTTGGTAATTATCGTATCTATATGGATTTGGATACACTTTTGGCTTATGAGTTTGCAGTACGTCAGTATAATCAGGGACAGAATTTTGGTTATGATGTAGGTAAATTTAATGGAATGACTGCGTTTAATCGCACACCTATTGAGTATTCACCATTCTTGGACATTTATGCGGATGCTGACATCACAGGTGAACATCCTATTTATTTTGTTAATATGAATAAGTTTGGTGTTGACGTTTTGAAAGGTGATGAATTTTATGAGCATCCTCCGCTTATTCTTCCTGAAAGTGGTGGTAACGTAGCTGCGGTCAATGTTGATTTGACTTGTCAGTTGAAATGTGAAGATAGACGTTCTCAGGCTCTACTTTGTGTAGCGTCAGAATAATGTAACTGCTGGATATTAACCAGTGTACAAAGGAGAATAAAATGGGTTTTCAGTATAAAAGTGAAAAAGTAAATCGCAAAGTTGTGTACTATGAAGGTACTGACCAGCTTTTAAAAGGTTATGCACTTTGCTATAACTACGATACTACAACTGATATTGATGGCAATACAGTTGCAGAAGGTAGTCAGTGTAATGGTAAGTTTATTCGTGTTGAAAAACCATCTACAAATGCTATGAATAATTTAGCCGGTTTTGTTCCTGCTGCTTTTGATAAAGTAGTAGGGCCGTGCTGGATGGAAATTACTCTACCTGAAGATGGTGTTATGGTTGAGGCATATACTAATGCAAGTTGTGTCATTGATGCAACAAGTCTTGGTATTGTTAATGGAAGTTATATACTTCAGGCTGTAACAGGAGACGGAGACCCTCTTGCTGTTGGTGTTGCACAGGAGACAGTTGACCGTTCTGGTACAAATGGTATTGTACTGCTTAAAGTCAAAAAGGATGGCCTTAGAAACCTTGTTGTTGCTCCTGTTAGAGCAGTTTCTACAGGTTATGCCTATGGTGGCATAATTGATGCTACAGGTATTTTCCGTGGTACTGCTGCTTCTAAGAGTTATGGTTTGCAGATTTCAGGTGAACGAGAAGCAGAATACGAGGCCACTGGAGATAGTAATGATGCTTTGTTAAAGATGAATGGTAGTAACTACGCTGAGAATGACACCAATTTTATCTTTAGAGGCATCAATGTTGCAATGACTAACCGAGACGGTGGTATTCTTGGTGAGCTTAGTAACAATATTAGTATTGCTCTTAAACAAGGAAGTGAAACGGATGCTGGTGTGGCTCTTCGAGTTGATGCACAGGATTTATCTGAGAACGCTAAGAATGAGTTTGGTGGTCTTGATATTGCTATCAATCGTGAAGGTCTTGCTGGTACAGAAGAGTATGGTTTGAAAATTCGCACTCGTGGAACTATTAATAGTGAGGTTGATACAGCTATTAATGTTTCAAAGGATGCAACTGACCACGGCTTTACTAATTTGTTTGCTATTGAAACTGATGCAGTAAATGTTGTTGCTGCAACAGGGGATACAGCCCACGATGCAAGTGATATTGCTATTCCTATTACTTTTAATGGGACTACATATTATCTAATTGCTCAGGATAGTTTGGGCTAAGAAGTTATTTTGGATTGGGGGCATTGTTGCCCCCTTTCCTTTATTTTTCATTATGTGAGGATTATTATGAATACTGAATTGACACTGGAACAAGCCATTAAAAATGTAGATTATGTAGTATCAAATTTCAGAGGGACTGTCAATGGGGTTGTATTAAGTAATATTGAACATAATGATTTACGAAATTCTTTTATCACAGTTATAAAGACACTAAATATGTTACAGAATAAATGTGATAATTTGGAAAAACAATTAGAAGATAAAAATGAAACAGCTGAGAAAGTAGAGTAATGGAAAGTTCACTAAACTATAGTTTTAAAGATTTATATCAAGATGTCCTTTCTTATATGGGAAGCAGTAGGGATGATGAAGGTGATGCTTTAACTACTGCTAAGAGACGGGTTAATGATGCCTACCGGCAATTTTTAGCTTTAGATTGGAGCTTTCTTAAAAAGTGGAAACTTATTCAAGTAATATCTGGTAGTTGGGAATATGAATTGCCTGATGATTATGTAATGCTTAAATCAAAATTTGCCTGTAGTTCACAGAATATAATTTATAGTCCAACTGAAGTTTCCCAAGAGTTTTTAATGAAACAAAGAGCTATGTCTGATACCAATGGAACTCCACTATATTTTGCATTGAGTTGTGATTATAGTAAAGATGAAGGAGTTAGATGGAAAGTATCTTTTTACCCTGAACCCAATTTAGATTTAACTTATGTTTATTGTTATAGAGTTGTTACTGAAGAATTAAGTTCTGATGATGATATTCCTTTTTGTCCTCCTGACTTATCAAATGTATTAAGAGCTTTTTGTCTTGCTGAGGTTGAAGCATTTGATGATGAAGGTGAAAAAACTGCTTGGACAACTAAACTATATCAGACATTATTGCCACAAGCTATACGAAATGATTTAAAGAAAAGACCTTCTCATATTTCTATTAGTTCAAAAGATGGTATTACTGATTTAAATTTATATAGTACAAGATTATTTCATAATGACGAATTAATTCCGGGTTGGGGATAGTATGTGGTTAGAAACTCTATTAGAAAAAATTCTTAGTATATTTCCTCAATTGTTAATTTTGCGTCTTGATGAGGGAGGTTTTAGAACAAGACCAAAGTTGTTTGGTGGAACAAAAACTATACCTTTGAATCCCGGAAAATGGTATTTTGTATGGCCTGTGTTTATGGAGTTTAGTGTTTGTAAGATTAAAACTCAAGTTAAAGATGTTAGAGTACAATCTGTTTGGACAAAAGATAGTTTCGATATTGCTATAGGGTGTTCAATAAGATATTATGTTAGAGATTGGGTTAAAGCACATTTAGAAGTATTTGATTATGATGAGAGTTTACAAACTATTACGTTAAAAACTTTATGTGAATGTATTTCTAAACGTACTTTAGACGAAATAAAAGCAAGTATGGATGATATAAAAAAAGAAGTTTTATCAGTAATAAGAAAAGAATCTTCTGGTTGGGGTTTGTGGATTCAGGATTTTGGTATAACAGATATAGGTCGAACTAAGAATATAAGATTATTGTTTTCTGAGAAACCTGCTGCTTTAAATAATATGGAATAATATGCCTGATAATACAGTAACAATTTATTTTCCAATAAAAGGTTATAAAACAAATTTAACCTATGTTAATCAAGAACCTTTATCTTCAGCAATATTAAGCAATTGTTGGATAAGAGACGTTTTTGAAAATAG